GGGTTTGGGATTTGGGCGTGGTGCTCATGGTGGGAGATTATTTGGTGGGGTTGTTGTTTTCGATTTCGTTAAGAAGAGAACAGACAGTGATAGCGTCGGCGGCATTCTCGATGGTCAAAAAGCCCTTGCCGATAAAATACATCGGAGTGCCTAAGCACTTTCCATCCTTGGCGAAGTCTTCAGCCGTAGTCTTCTCATCCTTAAACAGGTAGCGAAGAGTTCCTGTCTTGCTGTCCTTAGACGGGAAGATTGTCCAGCGATAGGCTTTCATTTGGTGGTGTCAGCCTTCGAGACTTCACCGGCCTTGATGGTGGCCTCGATATCGTCGAGGGACATCCGGGTGTAGCCAGGGACGAAGAGGTTGTAGTAGGTCACGCCATTGCGGACGGTGGGCGTCAGCAGTCGGGCGACCTTCTGGTCAGGGAGGACGATGTAGGAGGAATCCGCGATGATGCGGTATTCGCCAGAGTGTTTTGGGTCTTTCTTCATTGGGGGAGAGTTTACAAAAGTGAGGGTTTGGCTGAGTTATGTTAACTCAGTTAATGGCGCGGCGGGTGGCGGCGTCGTAGATCAGGAGGGCGTCGGCGTTCCAGAGGGTTACGTCAATGGCGGGGAAGAGTTCGGCAGCGCGTGCCTTAAGTTTGTTCTTCCACTGGGTCGTGGTCAGGTCGCCCTTGGTGCCGCAGGTGTGGGCCTTCTGCCAGATGGCGGGACGGATGCGGTGAATCTTCCAGCCCATGGCGACGGCGGCGCCGTAGAGGACGCCAGTGTTCCACATCAATTTGCCAATGGCAGAGCCGGGGATGTTCTTGCCGGCGAAGAGGGGCGGTTCCTCGAGGAACAGTTCCGCGTCCTTGGCCTTGCAGCTGAGGTCGGCGAGCAGTTGGCAGACCTCAATGTCGGAGCCGGGCATCTTGGCGACTTCGACTGGATCACCGTCGACCGACCAGACGATGCCACCGTTGACGCCTGGGTCGATTGCCACGATGATAGAAGCCATGGGCAAGACCCTTGTCATTTACCACGCTGGGACAAGCGGAAAAGGTTGGCGACGCGGAGGGCGTAAGGGTTCGGGGCAAAGTTGTACGACTTGGCGCCTTCGTAGCCACGGTTCCAAGCCAGGGCCAGTTGCTCAGGGGTCGGGGTCGAATAGCCGTCAGCCTTGAAGCGGGCCCGGAGGATGCGGAGGTGGGCCGCCGCGATCATGTCTTGGGCGATGGCGTTGCGCCATTGGGACCACTGGTAGTGGAAGTGCTTCTCGGACTCGAGCAGGGCGTTGGCGTCGTTCCACGCGGCCTTGCCGACCTGATACATTCCCCGTTCACCGGCCTTGCCGATGGCCTTGCGGTTCTGGCCTGACTCGACCTGGGCGATGGCCTCGAGGAAGGTGGCGTCGGAGGCCGCGGCGGAGTTAAAGCCGAGGAGGAACAGGGCGACGATGCTGAAGGGGCGGGTCATGGCTGGGAGTCTTTGCGGAGTTTCTCTAGATCTTCTAGGCAACGCAGCCACCGGGCATTGTCGCACTCGGCCTCGATACGCCAATAATTGACCTGATGTTCCAGCCGAATGACCTCGGCCTTGAGGCGGGCGTTCTCGGACTGCAATGCCATATTGTCTGACAAGGTTTTGTAATATCGTTTGGCAGGTTCGCTCATACGCGTCGGGGGACTTGTGATCCGGCGACCTCGAAGCCGTCCATCTCGTAGCTGTATTGGATGCCCACCCAGCCACCCGCGGCGATGTATGCCTGGAGCGAGACTTTGGTGGCGCCGTCTTCGTGTAGGGCTTCGTGATAATGGGTCAGCATCTTCTTCATGTTGGTCGACGCGATGGCGGCCTTGGGGCTGACGATGTCCCCGGTCATGATGCGCTCGTTGACCTCGTAGACTTCGGAGAGCAGGGCGCGCATACCGTCGAGGTGCTGGAAACTACTCATGGATGGTCTCGTCTCGGTAGGGGGTTGCGTCGGGGGTGATGGCCGTGCCGCGGATGATGGCGTCGTTCTGATCGCGGACGCGGGCCTTGAGCAGCCGAATCTCGGCGGCCTGTTCGTCGATGAGCGAGCGCTGGATGTCGAGGATATCGTCGAGGCGGTCGGCGTAAGCCTTGACGGCGTTAGCGCTCATATGGAGCACCCGGGCGTAGGACCAGGGGAAGAGCCACCAGAGGGCGGGCATCTTGTGGGGTCGGATGGTGATCATGTCAGGGGAGTGGGCGAGAGGGTCGGGCATTATTTCGTGCGCTTGTAAGGACCGCGGCGGTCGATGTTCTTCCACTGGATGCCGGTGTTGGCGGCCCAGTTGCGAACGGAGTTAAGGGAGACGCCAAGGGCACAGGCGGCGTCGGCCTGAGTCTTCCCGGCTTCGTTCAAGGCGTTCAGCTGCGGGAACGTCTGTTCCAGTTTGCTGGCCGCCCAGGACTGCATCGGACGCTTGAGCGTTACCGGGCGACCTGCGATGGTGATGGTGGTGATGTCTGCTGCTTTGGGCATGGTGTTGTGTGGTATGGGGGGGAGATTAGTGGTTGTTGAGGATGTCCAAGATGCCCGGGAACTCGGGGTCGAGGAAAGTGGCGAGGGCGAACGCGGCGAGCGTGGCCCAGAACAGGATGGCGAGGAGTTTCATGTTGGTGGAGATTAGGCGTTGGCCTGAGCGCGAGCCAGAGCGGCTTCGCGGTCCTTGGCGTGGTCGGTGGCGATGCGGACGGCGACCCAAGCGGCATCGACGGCGTCACGCAGGGTCTGGGTGGCCTGCCAGATGGCGATGGCTTCCTGTCGGGCAGGAGTAGCCTCGATGGTATCGAAGCAGAGTTTGACGCAGATGTCATCGAGTCGCTTGGCTTCAGCGCTGAGAGATCGGGTGACGGCGACAGCGTCGTCATAGGTGGATTGATTGGCGTTGTGGGGGTGGCTCATGGTATTGGTGGTGCGTCAATGACCTTGCAGGACTCTTTTGCATTGGTCAAGCACCTTTCCGCAAATACCCTGTGACCCCATTAGGGGGGTCAGGGCAATTCGTGTCCCTCAGATCACCGGGGCCCGCCATGATGAGCGTACCCCTAGCTGACTGAGTTCACTATGCTCCTAGGCGTCCGTCCGTCAAGGGGCAATAGACCCCTCTGGCGTGCCCGTGGCGGCCTTACTCGCCCTTGGTGGGTGTCTTCCCCTTCATGGCCTTGATACGGGCCAGCAGGAGGTCGACCAATTCGGGGGAGGCATACCCGGCACAGCCTGCCGCGGCAAAGGCCATGCCGTCCGAGGAGAAGTAGCCCTTGGTGGCGATGCCGACCAGGAGCGAGGTCAGGCCAGCGGTCGCCGTGCGCCGAAAGATATAGCCGAGGCTATGCTTCTCGAGGGAGCAGAGGTAGCGGACGAGCCAAGCAGCCGAACCAATCAGGATGCCGAAGCCGATGTCGCGGACGGACACGGGCAGGTCATCGGGGGAAGGTTGCGGGATAGGGCTCATTTGCGAAGGACGGTCGAGAGGAGGCAGATGTTGGCGACCGAGTAGCAGACCCACATGATGCCCAGAGCGGGACGGCCTACGCAGAAGCAGGCGATGCCGGCGGACAGGTAGGCAGCCGAGGCAATGCCAGGGACGACGATGGTCGTGAAGGTCTCGGCGGTCATGTGATGCGCGGGGGCTTGGCGTTGGGGGCGAGGACGACGCGGCGGTAGTCTTGGGCCCAGAGCATCTTCGCCAGGGCTTTGCCGGCCTTGTCGACCTCTGGCTCGCTGGCGTTCGGGAAGATGAGGTGGACCTGTTCGTGGCAGAGGACTTCGAGCTGACGCTTGGCGCCGAGGCGGGGGTCAATCTCGATGAGGTCTTCGCCGATCGTGGCCTGACCCCACGCACGCTCGCGGCCTAACTTCCGCCAGATGACCTTCACGGGCTTACTTTTGCGGCGGCTCATAGGGGGCATCGTTTGCGTCCTTGATTCGGTCGTAGAGATACCAGAGTCCTAGGCACAGTGCCAACCCGATTGCCGTGATGACCGTCAGGGAAAACCACTCAGAGTCAGCGATGACCGGGAAGGCGCCGATGGCCGCACCGGAGAGGAGCAAGGGGATGCCGACCTTCGGGCCGGTGAAGGCCATGGCGATGGCGCCGATGACGGCGATGCCCACGCCTGCCATGGTCCAGAGGTTAGCGGAGGCTTCCCGCTTCACGCGCTCGACCTCGGCGGTGAGTTCCGTGATCCGGGCGTCCTTCAGCTGAGAGACGCGGAGGGCTTCACGGTTGTCGGCCTCGACCTTCGCCCAGTTGGCGTCGATGGTGGCCAGCAGGTTCTTACCGAAGGCGATGGCTTGGGCGTAATCCTTTTGGTCAGCCTTGGCGGCGCGTTGACGGGCTAGGGCGAGTTCCTCGGGGCTGGGAGCGGGGAGGAAGGACAGGGCCACGGAGGTCTCAGAGCGGACGACCTCGGGCTTCTCGGCGTTCTCGCGGGCAATGGCTACGGAGGCGGCCACTTTCTGATCGGCCTTGTCCCACTGCTTGCCGACGGTGGCGACGATGCCCTCGGAGGTCGGAGCGTTCGGCTGCTCGGGGAGGGGCGGGCGAGACGTGCTGCACCCGGTCAGGCAGAGGGCGATGACCAGGAGCGAGCGCACGTCACTTGCCCTTGAGGGCGTCGAGGATGGTCTTGGCCTTCTCGACCTTGGCGGACTTGGCGTTCTTCAGTCCGGCGATGAAGCCGCCCACGAAGCCGACGAGCAGGGAGACAAGGATGGTGATCATAGGAAAAGGAAGGACTCGGCGGACTCCTCGATGATGACAAGAGGGCCTAGGTTGTTGGGCGTAATCGGAGAAGAGAAATTGAAGATGCCAACGTTTCCTCCAATCTGGGAAGAGATTGGCTGATTCGAGCCAAACAGCGCAGGAATTAAGTTGGGCCAATCAGTCTGGAAAAGGCATGTGACTCGATAGGATTTCATTTTAGTAAGCAAAGAATGAACGAATACCCATATAGGTAGGAGCACATATTCCGGTAGTGCTTGTGGTGTTATCCGTTTCAAAAATGAAACGTGCGGCACCAGATCCAGATGAAGGCCCACCAGTGGTCGTGGCAATCTGGACGTTGTTACAATAAAGGGTGACGTTTCCTGCTCCGTCAGAATACACCAGAAAGTCGGCCGCAGAAGTGTTGGTTGGGAAGTAAGTCGTAGAACTTACAGAGACGCTGGATGCAACGGTGCTTAGTGTTGTTCCGTTATGAGCCATCACGCTAAAGACACCGGTAGTGCTTCCGTCCCATTTGATGCCAAAACCGCGAGAGGATAAGTCGCCAAACGTGGAGGCCGTCTTGCCAACCGTAACACGGCAGATCGTATTGGCATCACTGCCAATCGCTGCGCCATAGTGAAAGCGATAGGAGAACCACATCGGCTTAGTCCAATTCATGACCAATTCTGCGGTTCCGCGCCCTTGCATACTATTAACATTGAGAGCAGAGGAAGGACTGAATCCAATCTTGCCGTTAGCTACGTTGACATAAGGACTAGCGTAATCGGAATAAACTGAGATTCCGCTCGTTCCCGATTGGTAAATTGAGTAATTACCAATTAAGCTGCTGTATTGCGTATACCCGGCGTTGCTTAAAAGGTTACGGATTTGCAGGGGGTTAAGCGCGGTCGTAGTTGATACGCAGGCTAAAGCCTGAGCCTCGCTCGCAAACGCCGGAACCGCCGCGGTAACGAAAGCCGTGGTGGCGACTGCCGTGGTGTTATTGCCAGCGGTCTGAGTCGTCGCGATTGTACCAGTCGGGAGGGTCGGCGTGCCGGTGAAGGTCGGGCTGGCGAGCTTAGCGTAGCCCTGACCGACGACGAAGGCGGTCGTGGCGATCTGCGTGGTGTTCGTATCGACTGCGGCCGTGGTCGAAAGGGGCGTTCCCGTCAGCGAAGGCGAGGCCAGCGGGGCAAATCCAGAGATGCTGGCACCCGCAGGGATGGTCACCGTGCCCGTAAAGGTAGGCGAGGCCAGCGGGGCGCGGGAAGTGTCAGTCGGATGGACGTGATCCTGACGAGCATAGCGGAGGGACGTGCCGACCGCGGCAGTACCATCGACGATGGGCGTGGCCGAACCAGCCTGACCGACGACGTAGGCCGTGGAAGCGATGGTCGTGCTGTTATTGTCTACCGCGGCAGTCGTGGTAGTGCCACCGCCTGGAAGAGATAGGCCATAAATCTGGGCCGTGGAAGTACCACTTGAAGTGCCAAGCGTGATGTTGGTGGTAGATCCACCTCCTCCGCCAGTCCCGATATTGATGGTCTTGGTCAGACCTGTAGTCGTGCTCCCGCCGCCAAAAGCGTAAGTAGCCGATGCCGCAGAGGTGCCTAGGTCCAGGCTAATTCCAGATGCCGACACAGCGCCCTGGAGCGTGGTCGTCGAGGTGCCGGTGGTCGAACCGATGGCGATATTCGTGGTCGAGCCAGCGACGCCGTTGGTGCCGATGTTGACGGCCTTGGTCGTAGCCGTGAGCGTGGCACCCGTGCCGAGATTGTAGGTGGCCGCCGCCGTGGACGTACCAAGGTTCAGCGCCGCACCGTTCGCCGTGACCGTGCCTTCGATGGTGGTCGTGGTCGTCGAGGTGGCCGAGCCGACAGCGATGGTCGTAGTCGAACCAGAGACGCCAGCCGTCCCGATATTAATGGCCTTGGTCGTGGCCGTCAGAGTCGCACCCGTGGCAAGGTTGAGCGTAGACGCGGCGGTGGTGTTGCCAATCGAGGTGGTCGAGGCTCCGAGGACTGGGCCGATAGTCGTGAGCGTGGTCGAGCCGGAGACGCCAGACGTGCCGATGTTTAGGGTTTTGGTCGAGCCGCTCAGGGTCGCACCCGAAGCCACGTTGATCGTGCCAGTCGCCGTTGAGTTACCGAGGGTCTGGCTGGCGTTAGAGAAGGTCTTCGAGCCGTTGATGGTCTGCGTGCCGTCGAAGTCAACGTACTGCCGGGTCACGCCGCTCACGCGCATGAACAGGCCGGTAGTCGTGGACCAGACGTCGCCATCGGTCAAGGTGGTCGGGGCCGCGCCGTGGGGCAGACGGAAGCCAGGGCCAGAGGTCGAAGAAGCCAGCGTGTTGACGAGGCCCGTAAAGGTAGCCCCAGCCAAAGCCGCGTAAGTTGTAGAGGCAGCCGAAGTCGTCAGGTAGGACGACATACCCGACAAGGTCTGGTAAGTTGAGGCGGCGGTAGCAGAGGTAAGGTAAGGCGTCAGGGCGGAAGACGTCAGGTAGCCTTGCGAGGTCACCCAGGACTGTTCGGCCAGCGTCTCGGTGACGCCACCAAGGCGGACCTGCAGATCGGAGCCGGTGTTCCAGAACTCGCCGTTAGTCGGGGAGGTCGGAGCAACACCAGGGAGGATGCTTAAGCCAGCCGTGACAGTCGTGGAGGCAGGCGTGGACACTTCGCCCGTGAAGACAGCGCCAGCGAGGGCAGCGTAAGTCGAGGCCGCCGTGCTCGTCTCGAGCTTGGAGTTCAGGGCGGTCGCAAGATCACTTTGGTCGCCCAACGTGCCGAGGATTTCGCCCCAATAGACGGACTGAAGCGGAGTCGTGCCGCCCACGTTGACCGTCCAAGCCGAGAAGGTGCCCGTGCCCGTATGGCTTAGGACGTCCACGTCCAGCTGGCCCGTGCCAGAGTTGTAAGTCAGAACCTGCGCGTGCATATGATGCGTCGCGTCGTAGGAAATGACGATATCCTGCTGGGAGGAGTACGACAGGCCAGTCCCGACCGTGAGCGTCTTGGCGCCGTTGGTGACAGACAGGCTCGTCGTCGAGCTCGTCAGGTAACGGTCGCCAGGGATTAGGGTCGCCCAGGAGGAGTCGTAGTTCGTGCCTGAGTTCTTAGTGAGCACCTGCCCGACCGTGCCCGAGGTGGGCTGGCCTGCCGCGATCGGGGCATAGGTGCTCGCTGCCGTCGCGCTCAGGAGATAAGGCGAGAGAGCCGAGGAAGTCAGGAACGCCGAGGGGTTCCCAGAGAGAGGATAGTAAAGACCGTTCGCGACCGTGGTCGTCGAGTAGTCCGCAGCCGTGGCCGTGGCCATCGTGCCAAGGCCGAGGTTCGTGCGGGCCGTGGAGGCGCTGGCAAGGTCGGATAGGTTGTTCGCCTTGACCGCGTACTGCGACAGGTTGACGGTCGTCCAGTCGGTGTTGTAGTTCGTGCCGTCAATCTTGGTCAGGAACTGCCCAGCCGTGCCGCCGACGGGCACCCCTTGACCTGCGGGGCCTTGCGGGCCGGTCGCTCCGGGCGTACCGACGCCGACGGTCAGGACAGCAGGGGCCGTTGCCCCGATGGTCGCTTCTACCGCTCCAGGGATGGTGATCGTGAGAGCCATGAAATTAGACGGTGACTTGGCCGACGATGTCTAAGCGCATCGTATCGGAGTAGAAGACCGTGTCATTGTTGGTGAACTTGATGTCCCAGCGGGCCGTGCCAATCGCCCAGGAGCCCGTGTCACCCACGTATTCCGCGGTAAAGGACAGGCCATTGCCGGCGACCACCGTCACCAGCTCGTACTCGTTGCGGTCCGCGTCGATGATGGTCGAGGTCACGGTCACGCCGATCAGGTTGGCGAGGCCACCCGTTTCGGGGGTATAGACGACTGCCGCCTCGAAGGACGTGCCGCGCTTAAAGGTGACGGTGTTGCAGCTCATCGGGTCTTATCGTTGCCGAGATTGGAAGGGGGAGGGGGGTGGGGGCTTAGAAGGCGGTCAGTTTGCCGATGGAGGTGATGGTCTCGGCGACGTTATAGGCCGAGTAGGTCTGGTAGGTCGGACCCACAAAAGCCGCGGAAGTGATGGTCACTGTCCCTGAGGACATGGTCACCGTCTCGCCGATGAGCTGTGCCCGGTCTTCGTTGACCAGCATCCCGCTCGCGGACGTCAGACCGTTGAAATTATAATAGGATGCGAGTTCGCTCAGGGGAGGGGAGGCCGTCAAGCCGCTGGCCGTAATGTTCGGACCTCCGACAAGGTTGCCCTGATAAAGTCCTGAATAGTCCGTCCTGACATAACCGTTGCCAGCAGCCGTCTTGAAGCCCTGCTGGTACTCGATGTTATGCGAGCCACCCGCGGCGGTCGTGATGATTGTGCCGTTGAAGATGATGCTCCGCAGCGAGCCCCAGGTGCGAGGCCCCGCGGAACTGACGGTTCCTCCGATGAATAGGCTCATCAGATGCGGGCGTAGTAGTAACGCGCCGTGTCGGTGCCGGTCTTCAGTCGATCACCCCACAGCGAGCCGGTGACGTTTTGGCTGACGGTGAAGGTCGTCGGGGCAGTAATGCTGTCCACCGTGATGGAGCCGATGATGACAAATCCAAAGGTATCTATGTCGACTGGTACCGGCACATTGCCGCCGATGATTTGCGGGTAGCGGTTAGAGGTAACGTCGGAGGAAGGGAAGTTACCGGTCGTCGCGTCAGGGCCAGCGCGCATGACAATGTAAGAGGTCTTGGTTGTCGCGTCGTAATTGGTGGACGCAAGCTCTTCGGTGGGAGGGTCGGCAACTCCAGCGGTGACGCGGTCAAGTTTGACCTGGGTGCTTGTGGAGTAGTTGTTCATCGTCGGTACGATATTATTCACCACTCCGGACTGTACCTGAAAGCGGACTTTGGAGGTGCCTCCTGTCGAATAAATACCTACATTGATTAGCTTGAAAGGGTGCGTTGATTCTTCGGCCACAAGCTGCCAAGGGAACCAAGGCTGCTCAATAGTCAGATTGTGCCCTCCACCAGAGGACGTGAAACTGTAACCGTATCCCGGGTTAATTTGCATCTTATTCGCCGTTCTTGTAAACGCCCTGGGGATAACCGTTAGGGTTGTAGCGAATCTCGTAGGAGCATTTGAACACGCTGCCGTAGTCCTCAAAGTTGACCTGCGAAAGGAGCATGCAATCAAGCGTACCGTTCAGGAACGTGGTGCCAATGTAGTCAGGGAGCACCTTGACGGCTGAGCAGAAGGTATTACTTCCCGAGGTCGTACCTACCGCGGCACGGAAGGCGGCGGTCTTGGTCGTCTCAGTAGACTTGAAATACAGGACGCCTGAAAATGAGGTGACCTGTGCGAGGTAACTTGTCTTGCCGTAGTAGTGCGGATCTGTGGGGTCGACAAACCCGATGAAGCGACCGCCTTCTGCTTTCTCAAAGCACGCACCGTGGTAACCTTCACAAGAAGGAATGACAACAGGCTTCAGCGTAGTAGCTGAGAGGACAGTGACCGGAGGCCCTAGGGTCGAATCATCGTAAGCGCCGCCGAAGTCGGAGGGCAGGCCAGCGATAGGCGATGAGGCTCCAGGGAAGCCAGGCGCCGCAACAAAGAAGTTTGGGTGGCTGGTGATGGGCTCCGTAGTCAGGCCCATTGAGCCGGTGACGTTAGGGTTAGTCCAATTCATCGCCGTTTCGCCACTGCCATTCTTGATGCCGATGTATTCGGCGGTGATGGTGGCAATCCCAAGCTGATCGTAGACGACAGAAATCTTGTGGACCGCCATGAAGTTAAACTCCGTGATGGGATGAGCGGCGCCGCGGGCGAATGTGGTAAGTCCACTGATGGCCTCCGTGCGGTTCATCTTGAACGTGCAGCGGCCTGTGTAGAGGCCGTAGCCGTCGGTTGCTACGTTCCAGCCAGGCTGGAGCATAGCGGCGGTGAGGGCGTTGCCCTGGTCAATGCGTGCCATAAATTATTTTCCGGAAAGGAGTTTAGCGCGGGAGGGTGCGGCGACAGACTTGTCTCCCTTTGAGAAGTCGAGCGAAGCGGCCTGTTCCTTTGTCGCAATCATCTGGAGTAGTTCGGTGTGTCGCTTCAGTTCGTCAATTTGCATCTGGGCCATTTCGATGGCAATATTCGACCCGACTCCGATGACGTTACCGTAGCCTTGGATTTCACCGGGCTTGCTGCTTGCGGCTAACTGCTTTAACCCTTGCAGGTCTTTAGCGTCTTGAGCGGATTGAGCTGCTGCCTTTTCGGTAGCAATCTTTTGAAGAGATGCTTTTTCCTCTTCAGTTAAAATCATTCCATTGTTTTTAATGTCTTCAGCAAGGAAACTTTGGACCTGTGCTTGGAGATCCTTGTTTCTTGATGCGTCACCAATAAGACCACCCCAGTGCATCATACCAATCTTTCCCTCGCCATACGCGTCAGAAAAGATGGCCTGTCCCCTAGGATCTTTGAGTAGGAACTCTTTAGTCACAGCAATCCGTTCAGTTTCAGACTGCTCTTTAGTTTCTTTTGTTTTCTTCTCTCTATCTTTTTTCCGCGCCCAGTATTTGTCTTCGGCAGACATCAGCTCATTAGTTCCATCAATGGCTGCCTGATTAGCGTCCGCTTGCTTCTTCTGGTTATCAGCAATTAATCCACCGATGTAATTGACGGCGACTCCGACCAGCGCCATCGGACCAAGGAACGACAAAAATATGTCCTTGAAAGCCATACTGAACTTTTTCTGAACATCTTCGACCTGCTTGCCAAAAGACACCGTGGCAGCCTTCGCCTTGTCCATCGCCTGCGGGACGTCCGAGGTGGTCTTGATGTTGACTGTCAGGTCTTGGGCCATGTCGTCAGGGTGTTTCCTTTGCAGGATTGGAAGCGGCGGCGGCGGCGTCCTTAGCCTCTTCCTCGGCCATGAAAGCTTCCTCCTCGGGTGACATGATCGCAACGTCCGCACCCTTGGAGATAGCCAGGGCGGAGTTATACCAGATGGCCTGACACTCCGGCATCTCCCATGCTCGCTTCTCAGGGATGCCATTGACGATAAGGTTGGCGACGACAGCCAGGGGCCAAGGGACGCCCTTGCTCCCCCCGCTGCTCTTCTTGGTCTGCTCCCAGAACTTAGGCCAATCCTGCACAAGAATGTAGCCAGAAAAAGCCTCCAGCATTACATTGAATTTAGCCTCGTTAGCGCTAATCCATTCCAGTCGAAGTTTGTCCAGCCATCCTACCTTTCCGCCCAAGGGCTCTTCGGCGCATACCTGACAGGCGAAGAGCAGGTCAGCGGGTGTCACGCCGCGGGAGCCTGTCACCAGCGGGGAGTCGAAGGCCATCAGGCGCACCCGGTACTTGAGGCACCAAGGGTAAAGCGAACGACCCAGCAGCCGAAAAGGTGCCGGGTCGATGAAGGCAGCGAGGAACCGTTTGTCCATACCGCCTAGTGTAGCCCACTTGGGGCTAAGTCAATTAGGCAGGCGTGATGCCTTCGTAGTCGATGGCCGTCACGGTGACCGCGGTGAAGCCCTTGTTGGAGCCCTTCTCGTCAATCTTGGTGATGGTACCGACAAAGGAAACAGAGGCGGAGCCAGCGGGATAGGCCGTGGCGGCGTTGAGCGTGAAGCTGAGAGCGGCGCCGAGGGAAGGCATACTTGAGGTTTTGCACACCCCCTCCACCGTAATCTCACTTTTTCTGTCGTCGAGGCGGTGGGTCTTGGTCAAGCCGGCTTCGTCGACCACCGTGGCCTCGGCGTTAAACGAGGAGGACAGGCTGTAGGACTGTACGAAAAGGTTGGTGACAGTTCCTGCGACACCGTAAAGGCAGGTCGTTCCGTTAGAGATGGCGGCCATTTGTATTTGCTTGGTTTGGTAACCTTATGCGGGGAACACCGTCAGGACGTCGTAGGTGAACGAAGTCGCCCAGGAGCGTTCGTCGATGCCTTCGTCTTCGGACTGCATCGTCACATCATAGCAGGACGCGTCGCCCGTGGCCGTGAAGGCCGCCTTGATGGAGGTCAGGTCACGCATATTGCCGGAGAGCGCAGCGCAGCGGAGGCGGTGATCGGCGAGGGTCGTGTCGTCGGCGTTCGAAAACAGGGTGATGCGGACCGAGCAGCTGAAGTTGCCGAGGCCCTCGGGGAGGTCGCTAGGTGCCCGGGCAGACTCGCAAAGGACCACGGCCTTGGGGAGGGTCTGGGTGGCCGCGCTGTCGCCCGTGAGGAACGTGACGGTGGTCAGCCCGGTCTGGGTCGAGAGGTAGGTCGCGACGGTGGCCTCGACGATGTGTCGGATGGATTTGGTGCCCATAAAGGTTAGCGGCTGTTAGCCAGCTGGATGGTGGTGTTCATGTGTTTCTCGAAGCGGGCCTTCATCTGTTTGATACGATTTGCGTAGACCAGGGGAAGCACGGAGGCGTCGACGCCGATGTTGTTTACGTTGCCCATCGTGTTGGTCACGCTCAGCTCGACGACCTTTTCATTGGCGAGGAGGCTATTGGTTCCGCGGGTCTGGGTGTGCCGGTTAATCCAGGCTACCTTGAGGAGGTCGACACCGAAGTCCTTGGGGATGCCATTGATGACGGGCTTCGGCAGTGATCGGAGGGCAGATGCCCAGCCCGACTTAATCATGCCGACCATCTGCTGACGGTCTCGAATGTATTGGTCGAGTTCGGACTTGGACTCGACGAGCATCTTGATTTTGACCGGGCGGGTGGACTTGCCGATACGGCCACCAAACTTGCCTTTGATGCGGTTATGCGGAGAGCGCAGCTCATTGACGAAGCCCTGGCCGTAGTCGGTCTGGATGGGGTTAGTCGTGTTGAAGTAGTTCTTAGCCTTCTTGAACGCCCGGTCATAGTCGCGGTCGTTGGCGATTTTCTGCATGATAGGCGAGAGTCCCTTCAATGCCTGGAGCGTTCCCTTGCCGATGATTTTGTTAAACAGGCCGATGTCATTGGCCTTGGTGGCGTAGGCTAGTTGATTGCCTAGGAGGGCCGATGCCGAGTTGGAGTTGCGGTCGTTGGCGGCCACGAAGAGCTTCTTGATGTCTCCGGCCACGGCGTTGTCGCCAGCAGTCTGGGCAGCCTTGCTTAGGCCACGGCCTCCGCCCTTCGGCATAGGAGGGGTAAAGGTTGCCGCGTCTTGGCAGGCTAGGGCGGCTTGTTCAAGCGCCGCGTCTCGCATGGTCTGCCCTGTGTTGGCCGCAAACTGACGGAGGGCCGCGATGAACTCGGCCTGAGACTTCGGACTGATGCTGACCGTCACCACGGCGGGTTACTGGTTATCGTCGATGACGACGAGCGTGATCCATGCCGACCCGGGCTTGTAGGTCTGGGTCGTGATGCGGACGGTCTTCCCGCCG